GGGTGCAATCCGTCCAGCCTTATTATCAGTGGGCGAGCGGGCACCGTGAGGCCGCAGGAGTTAAGGAAGTCGGCCTCGGGGGTCACCCATAGCCCATCTCCGTAAAGGGTTACCTTGGCTATTTTACCTCGCCCAAACGCTGCGGCCCCAGAACTCGGGCTACGCGCGAAGGGAAGTTGAGGGTGACCGTTCTCGTGCTGGCCCCATACTTGCTGCCCCACTCCCCACAGGTCGGAGGCCCCTCCCACGACAGGGATCTCAATCGTCTGCTCTTCGGGCCAGTGAGGCTTGCTAACCACGAGTCGTCCCTCGTTGGTCCCGCGGCAAATCCAATTGGAGTGGTCTGGGAACGCATCCCGCATTGCTGCGGCGGCCTCGGAGATAAACCGAGCCTCATCTGCGCTCACCTGTAGGCAGACTCACTCTCAATTGATAGAGCTCCATCGGTGTAGCGCAAGGTCACTAGTGAGCCTTCTGCCAGGATTTCGTCGGACGGCACTTTTATGGATCCTCCGCGGTAGGTTATCACGCTGCCGCTGTCGTCAGAACTGACCACCTTAGCTTGCCGATTTGCCATCGTGGCCTCGGCATAGTCGGCCATCTGCTCCAGGCAAAATCTTGCGATATCCCTCACGCGGCACCTCTCGACAATTCCACGCCCATCAGGAGCGACGTCTGAGTCCCCTTGAAGTCGACAGTCTCGGTCATCATTTTGTAATTTGATAACCCCAGGACCGACACAGAAACAAGGGCAATCTGGCCGGGTCGGCGGAGAGGATGCAGCAGGGCCTCCACGCTGGCAGTACAATATTTGCGCAATCCCTCGCGGGTCCAACGGGTTGCGTAGTCCAGGGCGGTCGCGTTGTCGGGAGTCATTGCCGATGTTATGGGTTGTTTGCGGGACCGGCGCCCTCTGACGGCCTGATCGGCAGTATCGGAGTAGGTCTGCGGGAGAATCTCCTCAAACGCCCCGATGTCCGTATTGTGTTCGTATCCCGTGATTCGGACCTTGTAGGGAATCGGGTCAGTCCCACCGCTCGGTGGTTCCAGAATCATCCTCATCTGCGCGGCCTTGGTGGCCCCGTAGTAGACCCTGGTTGGGCTCGTGGTCAGAGGTGTCCCTCCTGCGTCGTCCCAAACGTGAGAATGGTCAAACCCTGGCGCAAATAGCTCAATACGAGCGCTGGCGTAGTTCAGCGGGGTCGCAAGGGGAACGGTCACGAACCCGATGCCCGACCCGGTGATCGGCTCGGTCACCCCTGAACGGTTCTCGGCTGTCCTGATGACAGTAACCTCGTTGTCAACGCCAGCCGCTGAACGCTGGTAGGCGAAAACCTTGAGGGCATCGAGAGCATAATCAGACGCAGACTCAGGGACATCGACTCCTCCAGCGGTGCAAACAAACGTGTCCTCATCCCACCAAAAATAGGCCTGACGAACGGCCAAAATATCTCTACTCCCATCCAGAGGAGTCCCGACACGGTGGAGCAAGGGGATAATAAAATCGTCAAACTCATAGCGGTATGAGGCGAGATTGTAATGAGTCAGGATGGCAGTGATAGTAGCGTGAGCGTAGACCGGAGTTCCCACAGTGCTGCGGACGTCAGCCATATACTGATCGGGAGCCAACAAGACCTCAGTCTGGTCGTTACCGCTAAGGCTCACCAGGACGCTCGTCGGGGTAACGTCAGTTTTGTAATTGAGGTGGATTAGCTTGGGCGAGGTCCAGACGTCCTCTCCCACCGTGATGACGCAAATCAGATACCGGCGGAGGTTTCCCGCAGCGTCATAGGGGTCGCACTGCAGGAAGTCCCACAAGGTCCCTCCAGGTAGCAGGTCTCCTCCCTGATCACACAGAGTCATTGACCACGCGATAGGCTCGCCCCTGGTCCGTCTGATATTCCAGGTCAGGGGCTCCAACGTGACCGGGTGAGACTCGTCGCCCACCGTGTAGAGCTTCCAATCGACGCTCGACGCGGGGTAATTGCTCACGACACCGTGCTCAAAATCAACAGGTCAAACTCTATTTTGTATCGCTCGGGAAGGCGAATCGTCGGCTCGATTTTGGGATAATCAGCCCAAACGCACTGGTAAACGTGCAACCCGTTAGAAAACCGGACTTCCTTTTGCTTGCCCGATGCGTAGCGTCGGAAAAGGTTGTCAATGTCCGTGTAGGTAGCGGGCAGGGCCCTCGGGAGCTTGACCTGCAGTCTCGCCCCGGCCCATCCGAAACGCTGGTATACCCGGTCTCCGCTTGCGGTGGATGTCCCTATCAATTGGTGTTCACTCCCCAGGATTTGATAGGACGGTATCGGTCGCGGATTGGGTTGATACGGGCCCGCCATGTAGATTTTGCTCTCAGTGGTGCCGGTCTCGTCGCCTAGCCAACAGTCCCAACTCATCGCGGGCTCATCCCTCTGGCGGTGTTGCTCAGGGTGCTGTTGCGTCCGTCAATTGTCACGTTATTTACTGTGTAGTCCAGCGCCCGGCCCTTCTCGTCCCGCATCGTGATATCAACTTTCATGTCTTTTATGGCCGTCGCTTTAGCCAGCGCCTCAATCGAAGCGCCCTGCAGGCTCTTTACTGATGCGGTAGGAGAGTTGAGCAGACTCGACTCCAATGAAGCCGTGGAAAATGCACTCGACTGCGTTTTGTCTGGACCCCAGAGCCTTGATGCGTCAAAGCCAAGCTGCTTGTCTCCGAATCGGTTAGCCTCTCCCTGGAGAAACTGGTCGAGGGTCATCACTCCGCCCTTGAATTCCTTGGAGTTGGCCTCTTGCTTGGCTCGCTTGCGGTCCTCAGCAGCTTTCTCAATGCCGTCCAGTTCGGCCTGAGCGGCCTTGCGAGCGGCGATTTTTGCGGAATTGGCAGACTGTTCGGCAGCGGCGATCTTGCGTGCGTCCTCTGTCGCTGCGATGGTGGACTGCTTTTGGAGCTCAATTTCCTCCTCTTGCAGCTTCAGTCGGTCTTCCAGAGCTTTGCGTAACTGGTAGGCCACATCCTTGCCAGCGGCCGCCTGGTCTTTTAGCAGACCAATGCGGACCCCAGCGAGATCCTTTTCTGTATTGATAAGGTCTTTCTCGCGATCACGTCGCCCCTGGTCCTGGCTCTCGGTTACGTCCTGCACTTGACGAGCAGCATCCGTGTCGACCTCTCGCTGAGCCCGCTTCCCGTTGGACAGGATTTGCTTGCGAGTCGCGGCGTCCTCGGGCTTGTTGAACTTCTCCAGTTCCTTCTCGGTATCAATCTGGATCTGGCGTTTTTTTGCCGCAGCCTGAAGCGCAATCTCAGACAGACGAGCCTTCTCGGTATCCTGACCCTTAGATTGAGCCTTGTCCAGGTCGGAAACGCGCTTCTCAGAGTCCTGGATTTCAGTCGCCAGCGCCTGCTTTCGCAAGTCCTCAAGCTTTTGAATGTTCTGCTCTCGGCGCTTCTGCAGGGCCTCCTCTGTCTTAAATATCCGGTCCTCTATGGCCCGGCGCTCGTCGCCATTCTTCTGGTGCTGAGACAGGAGTTTCTTGAGAGTCTCTAGCTTGGTAGCGTCTGGGTCTTTGGAGTTATCTACCTTCTGTAATTCCTCTTTGATGGCCTCAAGTCGCTCTTTTTTGCGCAGTTGGCGCAGCTCTTGCATATACTTGTGCTGATTAGCGGCATCAGCCTTCTCTTGCTGATAAATCTCACGGTCAAGTCTGCGACGGTCGTTGCCGTCTTCCGAGTATAGATTGCGCAGAGCCTTTAGCCTGGTTATTTTCTCTTTGTGCGAAACCTTATCGAGCTCAATTTTTTGGAGCTCATCTTTGAAGTATTCCTCCTTGGCTTTCTTTTGAGCGGCTATCTCGCGTTCACTGGCAATGTGCTTTGCAGCTTCAGGGGCCTTCCCTCCAGTGAGGCTGGCAATAAACTCAGCCACCTGGGTTCGCTTTTCGATCAGCTCTCCAACGACTTTGCGCAATTTGTCCGCCTGCGCTTTATCACCCTGCTCCATAGCCTCATCAATGCCGCGGCGGACCTCGATGATTCGCTTGGAGATGGTGGCGGCGTCGAGACCTTGGGCAACCAGGTCTTTGACGCTTCCTGATAAAATTGATCCGGTTGAAAAGCTTCCCTTGCCAAACTTCTCTAACTTTCCATCCGCGTCCACCAGCTCGCTCTTGAGCCTGGAGAGCTCCGTGTTCGCGTCGGCAAATGCCGCCGCCACTCCAATCAGGGCCAGTCCAGCCATAGCCACCAGGAGAGGCCCTGCGGCCGTCGCTGCGGCGGCCAGGGCTCCTGCCCATCCGTAAGTTGCCACTGATAGCTGAGCGGTAAGGGCGATAGCCACTCCCTGGCGGGCAATCATTGCTGGTATGTTGATGTTGATGGCCAGTAGTTGAGAATTTACGAAAAGGAGCCCGCTGCCCAGGGCGGCAGTGGCTCCAGCCGCGATGGTCATCGCAGTCCCGATTCCAATCAGAGCCAGGCCCCCGGCCTTAGCCACGTCGGGTAGTTTGTCGATGGTTTCAATGATGGATGTGCCAATGTCCGACAGTGCCGCCTTGATAGGCAAGAACCCCCTGGATGTGCTGATTTGGAGGGCCTCTACCGACGCCGAGAAGCGCTTACTGGAAGCCTCCGCTCCGCCCGATACTCGCTTGAGCCCATCGTCTACGCTGCCCAGAGCTCCGTCCATTTGTTTGAGCGTGTCGGCAAACAGCTTGCCTTTATCTGATACCAGGGCCAGAGCTGTGCCTGCGGCGACCTGGTCGCCAAACAGTCTCACTAAGATATCAGTCTGACCGTTGGCTGCTGCGTTGATTTTTACCAAGGTTTTGAGCAGGCCATCGTGCTTCAGCGTATTGGCGTCGACCTGAATGCCCAGACGATGATAGATCTTTTCTGCCTCAGCGGTCGGCTTCAAAAGTGCGGAGATGATGCCGCGGAGACCGTCAATTGTGGAGGAGGTGGTCTTCCCTTTGAGCGTGCTGGTGGCGATGGCGGCCGCAAGCTCATTGAACGAGACCCCGGCTGCAGCAGAGGTGGACGTAACCAGGCCCAAACTTTGCGCCAGCTCGGGGACGGTGGTAACACCCAGGTTGACCGTCTGGAATAGGACATCGCTAACCCTTGCTGCCTCAGAAGCGGACAAACTGTAGGCGTTAAGAGTTCCGGCCAGGACCTTTGTCGTGGCATCGGCATCGGCCCGCCCCACGCTGGCAAGCTTGAGTGAAGCCGTGAGCACATCCTGAGCCTGCGCGGCGGACGTAAATCCGCTCGAGAGGACCTCGTAGCTGGCTTTAGCGGCCTGAGTAGGAGTGACTCCAAGCTTTAACTCTCGCGAGAGAGTGCGTAGTTTCTCTGAGAACGCCTCGAGCTGGGGCGCCGTGAACTTGGCAATAGTGTCTACCTGGAGCAGTTCGGCCTGGAAGTCCTGCCCGGTCCCAATCGTTCCCGCAAACAGGTTTTTACCAGCTTCTCCGACTTTCTCAAGGCTTCCCAGGAGCCGGTCAAATTTGATTTGCTCGGCGGCCCCCTTGATGTCCTCAAAGCCTTTTTTAGCGTTGTCCGCAAACTTGGCGAAGGTAGTGTCAGACTTGTCCTCAAGCTTCTGGAGAAGAGCGAAAATGTCATTGACTCCAGTGATCAACTCACGGTAAGTAAACTTGTATTCCGCTTCGATCTTGTCGTCGGACATCACTCATCTCCTTTCTGCGAGTCGTTGTGGACTGCCACCATCTCGGAGAACTCCGTGAATCCCCACTCGTGCCAAAACTCTCGATTGCTCATCCTGAGGATGAGGTGGGCATCGTATCTGCGCTGGAACCAGTCGATTGGGTGGAATCGCTCTTTGCGAGGTCGTCCTGCAATTTTTCTTGCGTATCCAGAAAGGACTCGGCTTGCCCAGGATCGCGGAGGGCTCGTATCGCTGCTGTCATCGGTCGCCCCATCGCGACAGCCTCGGGAAAAGTTTTGCTGACCAGGCCCTGCAGGGCTTTAGCAAGCGCAAACCATTCAGGCGACGCATACCGCGGCATCGGATTGCTGTCTATAAACTCGGCCCAGGTCCGACACCGACCGACGGTCTCTCGGTAGGTTGTGGAGAGGGAGAATGCAAGGTGGAAGATTCTGGTCGCCCCAAAATCCTCGTCATCGGCCAGGAAACAGAACGCAGGCTGGCCGGTTTCCTTTTCGAGGGTTAGCAAAAATGCCTGATTGCCCCCAAATACCCAGAAATTACCATCGGCCATTTGATGGCCTATTGACTCAAACAAATTGCCTCCAGGTCCCCCGAGAGCCCGCTAGAGCCCTCGGGGGATGTTGCTAGGAGATGGTGACAGCCTTGGTCCACGCCGTAGCGAGGTGGTTGCCGAATGCGTCAGTGCAGTCAGTCGTCGCCTTGAGCGTGTAGCTTCCGGCGGTGAGAGAAGCAGTCGAGGTGATGGTAAACACCGTACTGCCTGTTGTAGGTGCCACACTGCAGGCGACGGCTACGTTGGAGTTGTCCAACAATAGCAGAGTGTATTTGTTGACCGTGTTCAGGTTCATGTTCTCGCTGAACGTAATGGCCTGGCTGAACGCGCCCGCAGATCCGGTAACGGTGCTGCTCGGAGAAGTAACGGTGGGGGCAGTGGAGTCCGAAGTAGAGACCAGGACAGCCTTGGCTACCCTGAACTCCTCGATGACAGCGCAGCGCTTATAGGCAGCCACTCCATCACGGATGATCTCGTATTTGCTCTCGGTGTAGCTCGCGGCCGCCTTGAATTGGTTACCACGGAATTGGCGCTGCTGCCCCTTGCGACTCAAGGAGCTGACCTTTACCTTAGGGAACAGGATGACCAAATCGGCACCATTGACGCCGGTCTTGTCCGTGCGCAGCTTGACGCTGACGTAAGAGTCGCCAATGTCCTCGGTGACTGCAAACTTCTGGCCGTCGGGAGTCGCCCACGATGCGCAGCCCAAGATAAGGGCATCCACGTCGGGCGTGCTCTGGCCAAACTCCAGGTCGATAGGGATGTCGTCGATGGCGCTTTCGTAGGCCAGGATGATTCCGTCGCCCAAGAGTTTTTCTTGCTGTTGGCTCAGGTCGTATCCACCAGACTGGACACCGGGCCACTGAATCCAGGCGCCATTGGTGACACCGCTATTGGATGAAGGGTCGTCGGCCGTAACTAGAGCCACGGCAGCCTCTTTGACTCCAAATGAATGGAATTTACGGCTCATTTTTCCTCCTATTAGTTGTTGACTTTGATGGAAACTTGCACGATGGCCCAGGCAATATTGCGGTCCATCAGTTCTGCGCTTGTCGTGATATTGGTCGCCACGCACTCCTCCAGTTCGGCGGTAGATAGGGCCAGGTCGTCAAACGTCTCGGCCGAGGAGAACAGGCTGGCGAGTTGGGACGCGGCGGCGAAGACGTTAGTTCTTTTGCTGCCTGCGGACGGGATTTGGGACAAGTGGTTGAGCGAAAACTGTAGAGTCTGCGCAGCCACCTCGACGCCGGGAACCCTGTCGATAGCCACTCCCGAAAGAGTCACGATGACACAAGGAAGGCGCTCCAGGAGTTTGTCTACCGTCGCCGGGATGGACCACTCCTCGTCGATTGTGACGAGCTTAAGGGCGGGCGAGAATGTCGCGGCCTTGATGCGGGCCACAATGACATCGCAGACTTCTTGAATTGGTATAACTCTGCTCACGTGGACCTCAGTCCCCTGCGGGTTCCCTCGATCCACAGGTCCATCACCTGCTTGCGCACCTTGTCGCCCAGGAGAGGGGCGAGGACGAGCCTCTTGAGAGCCTCACCCTTGAGCTTGATGGCGTGTCGGAGATACTGAGATCCCTTGTCGGCCCGTGCCGCCCACTGGCGGAGTCGAGGGGACTGGGTGAAGGCAAGTTTATGGGTCGACGTTCCTCCTTTTTTGTTGCGGACAAAGAGAAACTTGCGGAACAGGTCGGCAATCTTTCCGACTTTGGTAAGGACGTTTTTGACGGCATTGCCTCGGGCCCCGGTGGTGAAGGCGGAGACCGAGAACGCTACCCTTGCAGAGTCCTTGGCAGTCTGCGCGGTTCCCTGGAATATCCTGGGCTTATTCAGCTTCTGGTCCTTGCCGCTCGGGGAGTCCTGTTTGCTGATTTGTCTAGCATAAAACGACCGGGAGTCGGCGGACTGTTGCAGGACCTGCAAAGCTCGACCTGCTACGGTGTCGGTCTCGGACTTAACCGCAGACAATCTACGCTGCCACTTGCGGGCAGTGTCAGAGGGGCTGCTGCCGGGTTTAAAACTACCCACGATAGGCCACCTCCTCGACGAGAGTCCCTGTCTGATACGCAGGCACCCCGCTTCCACTCGGACGATAACGGTCGTCAGCGTTGAGTTGCAGAGTAAACTTGCGGGAATTCCAAACGATTCGGTCGCCATCTTGGAGCGCATCGGTCCCCCATGAGACGCAGAACTTTCCGCCGCTGATGTCGCCCAAAATCGTGGCCTGTCGCCACGCGGGCATAGGCTCAATGAGGCAGGCCAGAGTCGATGTCACCAGAGAGTAACCGGCGAAGGTCTCGGCCTGATTGGCCACGGTGGTGGACTCCCGATAGACTGCGGCGGTGTGGTAAAACGTGCTCACGCGTAGATAATCCGGCGGTATCCGGCCAGGGCAGCCTTGGACTTGGCGGAGATGATGGAGTCAGTCCCGCCTGTGGCCCACTTCCGCCTCCATCCGCCTGCGGTTTGCTCCTCCATTAGGCGGTGGTCGGGAGGTGCGGACATCGCCAGGAGGCACTCGTCGATGCAGACTTTTTTGAGGTCGCTCGGGATCGTAGTATAGCCCCCGGTGTAGGTCACCACGATACTCGGTATCGTCCGGTCAGGGGCAGGGTCTCCGGTCAGGTCGGCCCACGCCTCGACGTTGACGGGCCAACCGTTGGCGCGATACAGGCAGCCAATTACAGACACCTGGCGCCAGGCAGGGAGCGGTTCAATCAAGCATTTTAGTGCAGCGAAAACAGAAAATCCGCCAAAAACAGTTTGGCCGGAAGAAATAGTTGCACCCTCTCGACTGACAACTGCGGTATGAATGAAATTATCCAAACCACTGCCCCTTGAATCCGCTAATCCAAGAACGGGTTTTCTCTGTCAGCGGAACAGCTTGCTTTGTAGACCACTCGCGATCCCATCCGCCCACAGTCTTCTCTCGCACAAGATTAGACGGGGGAGGAGCAGAAAGATTGAAGAGAACGCTATCAATGCAAGCTTCCTGCAACACAAACGGTAAATCCGAAACGTCACCTCCAGGGTTATTGTCGGCGTCCTCAACTCCGTTGAACTGAGGAAGAATATATCCAGCCGTGAACGCCAACTCAATCGAATAATCCACCGCTGAAGGATCAGGGTCTCCCGTTAAGTCGGAATATCGGAACATCACTTTAGGCCACCCGAGCGCGCGATAAAGCTCCCCGCGAAGCAAGAAATCAGAATCGTTTAGCCAGTCTGTCACGGTCATCCCGCTTACCAAGACGCGCTCAACGGCCCTGATGGGCCAACGAGGCACAAACAAAGAACGAGTCCCCGAACCACGGAGGCGAGCAGGGGCAGCCAGGGAGAAACGGCGGAATCCGAGAGATCTAGAAATAGCTATCTCGATACTCTCGGAAACCGCGCTAATCATCGCCTCTACCCGCGCCTGTGGCGTTGAGACCGACTTTGCGTCCATAACGGCCTGGTAGGTCGTTAGTGCCGATGCAATCACTCAGATGGCCTCAATTGATTCTGGCTCGGACTGCGGAGCAACCTTTGCGCGCTTCGCAATCGCAGGTAGCAGCCGCAGAACGAACCCTAGTCGACGGTCCTGCAAGGGGTCCGGGCACTCGACCACGGAGCCCTGAGCAATCGTCCCGCCTGGATGCCGCTGGGCCACTCCATCGATTACGACGGAGAGGCCCAGGGCAGGATGGGCAGGGAAAGAGCGCAAGGCTTCCCACCTGGCCACCTTGGCCATTACATCGGGCTCTTTCGGCCATCGCCTAACAGGACCGAAGCGCCGTTAGGGACTTTGGGAGAGGAACCACCAGTGATGGATACTGCGCGGGAAACACGCCAGTAACGCTTAAGGTGGCCCGGCTCGAACGGAATCGAGTAGACACCCGCAGCTGTTACGGTTTTCGTAGCGTCCGCACGAGCTCCGGTCAGGGCTCCCGGAGCGGTGGACCAACTGGAGTTATCCGACGAGTGCTCCAGGGTGTAGACAATGGAGAAACTCGAGGGGGAACCGGTTGCGGCGCCCACGTTGATCGTGACCAGACCAGAATTGGCCTGCTCATATGCCTGTGAGTCGAGGGCGGTTCCGCTCTCGCTGTCTGCGTCGGCGTTGGCCTTTGCCGCCAGGCCGATTAGCAATTTAACTGCAAAATAGAGACTCTTGATCATTGGGTAATCCTCTCGCCTTTCTAAGAAATTACTGGTTGAAGGTCACGGAAGCGCGGCACATAGCCTTTCGCTGGCGCATCCCCATATCGTGGCGATCAATCAACCGGATCACCGTTTGGTCTTTGGAGTAGGCCGACACCACAGTGTTACTCGAGGTGTTATAGGCTGCCACGTCGCTGGAGTCGACCTCGAGCATACCCTGACGAGGAACCCAGAACTCGGACCAGTCGCCAAAGTAAAAGTCGGTGGTGTATGGGTTGCTAGAACCCGTCGAGGGGATCAGCTGGGTGGTCGCAAACGGATATCCTTCAAAAGTTTTGGCGAGCCCCTTCGCCTGGCCGGAGCCATCAGCGTAGGTGTTGCCCGTATTGCGATAGTAATACTGGCCGTTGAGGTCAGCCAAGGTCTGGAGATATCCCCAGAGCTTGTGATTAAAGGCAGAACCTGGACGATCCATCGCGTCGATATCAATGTTCGCTTCCTCAAGGGCCACGAAAACCTTAATCATCGACAACGAATCCATCAAGCCAGAAATGGTGGCCGTCGTCAGACCGGTTTCATACTTCAAGCCTCGAGGAGTATTCTGGCTGCCATCGTCCTGGAAGGCGGCTTTGTTCATTCTCACTGCCATCTGCTTGAGAGCATCAGAGAGAACAATCTGGTCAGCCTTCGGGCTAGGGACCTTCAGGAGGTCATTGCTGATAGGAATCAGGCTGATGAGCTTCTTGCTCCGGAAAGTAGCTTGTCCGAACTTCACATCGGTGGGAGTAGGAGTCTCACCCTCGCCAACATACTGGGCGGTCGTACCGCTTTCGATGTAGTTGAGGCTGAGCGCTCCGGTCACCATCGGAATCTCGCTGGCTCCCAACTTGAAAACTACCACCTTGGGATAGAGCAGCTCCACGATTTCGTCGTAAACCTGCTCTGGAATCAAGTAGCCGCCCTCGTTGGGTATGTTAGCTGTCAAGTCCTTGGAAACAGCACCTTCCAGCCACTTAGCCAGAGCCTTGTCGCGATAAAGGTTATGGATAACCTTAATTGCGCCCGTGGTCGGAGACTCGTTGCGGAAGAATTTCTGCGCACAGGCGATTGCTCGCAGGATGCGACCCGCAGAAATACCTTTCCCGTGAGACGCTTCTTGCTCCAGGAGCTCACGCGGTTTTTCCAGGGAGCGAGAAGTGCCTTCGCGCACTTCATCCGCATTGTGGAGGTGAGCAAAACGCTCCGCATTGGGATTTCGAGGAGAAATCACTGGGTTCTCCTCTTTCTTGGACTTTGCTTCTACCCGCTCGCGGAGCAGTTTCACCATGTCGTCTAGTGCTGGCATTTGGTTCTCCTTCTTTGTCCGCTCTGGGCGGTTCTAGGTAAACTCCTCAACGATCTCCAAAAAGGCCTCAGCCAGTTCAGGATTCTCGTTGAGTAAAGCTTCAAATTGCTCGTCCTCAGATGGAGACGACTTCTTGAGAGATTTGGGGGCCTGAACAGAGTCAAAAACGTAACCACATTCGGGACACTCCTCGCACCCATCCGGGCACTCATTTCCACACTCGGGGCACTCGATAGAACAATTAACTTTGTCCTTTGCCTTCTTGGAAGGAGGTAGACCTCGAGTAAAAAGAGATTTAAGGGAGTTCATAGGGCCCATTTTTTCAGACTTAAAGGCCCTGATCAGCGCGTTGCGATTACTTCCGACGAGTACTTGAGAAATCTCCACCAGCTCACAATCGGTGATCACCCTCCATACCTGACCGGTCCGAAGCGCTTCGCCAGCTGCTCCTCCGAGAGCGGCGATGTCTTCAGGAGCGTCCCAGAACGAAACATAGTCATAAACCAGTGCTCCGATGCTAAAGGCTTTCAGGTATCCGCCACTCACCAATCTCCAGATCAGGGCAGCTTTTTCATTTTCCTCAACAGCATACTGAAATTTGCAGGCCAAAGCATTCCCGGTAACCGACACCGAAAGGGCTTTACCGATACAATCCTCAGGTTCTGGCTCCTCGGAGCACAGAGGGTGAGACCAGCACAGGATAGGATTAGCAAGATAGCTCCCCAACCTGGCGACGTAAGCGCTCGGAAGAATGATTTCCTCGTCACGGTCAATAGAACCGTCCGAAACCTCCACATCAACGGTGTAATCATCAACATTTATGCCCTTGATCGTCGCTTCAAAGGTCTTTTTTACGCGGGTTTTCTCGTCCACATTAGGCATTCTGGAGGACCTCCAAGTAATGATCGAGGCTCTTCCCTGGCATTTCGAGAGCCTTGGGACTGGATTTGGGTGGCTCTTCAGGCACATTTTTAGGCTGATTTTGGCCGTTTTTAGCCTCGTTTTGGGCCGAAATTAGCGCTGCTTGAGCCATTTCAATCAATGTCCCAAACTCCACAACTGCAACATTCTCGGGGATAAGATAAACATCGCCGTCAGGGGTCGGGTCCAGACCCTGAGCCTGACGCCAATCGTTGACCGTAATGGTCCCGCGGCTAATACCCCTATCGTTCTTCTCCAGGCGCTGCTCCTCGGTCTCCTTGACCGGGTTATCCCAGACCAGAACCAGATCTTCTTCTCCAAAAAGAGGTAAAAGGTATTCGTTCAGCGCTTCCTCTTGTTGCACACAGCGAGGGTATTGCCCATAAAGTTGATGCAAGTTGCTGGCAGCGTCTGAAGTGGCCTTGTTAGAATTTTCGGTCTGACCGTGAATCTCAGGAGGCGTCCCGAGAGTTTGACGAACCACGTCCCGTTTCAGCTTCACACCCTCATTGAAGTCTAGATCCTTGTGAGCAGCTACTGAATTAGTAGCTGAAACTTTACCGCTCACAACCGCAGTGCGAAATGCATTTGAGGCGCCCGCGTGCTTCTCTTCAAACTGTTGTCGGAATCGATCCCATAACTCCTTAGGCATATCCTCAACGCCCAGAACCGTTCCCAGGTGCGCACCCTGGCGAAAAAACGAATCGTTGAACTTGTTCATCCAATCGAGTTGAGAGACCTCATCGTCCAAGCTGGGAGCGATACCCAGGCCGCGTCCATACGGGTTCAGTGGGCGGGGGCGCTTATGCCAGATCACCTCGTGAGGATAGAGGCGCATCAGTTGACCCCCAGGGACCTGCATTACAAACCAGGGCTCACCCTGCTTCGGGGTCTGGGGCATCCAGTGAGGTGGCACTATGTGCAGAGCTACCGGGAACTCAAAGACCTGACCATCCACTACCTCGGGAGCAAACTGAATCCACAAGAACCATTCTCCGACCAGGTCGGTATACAGCTGCAAGAGCATCTTCCAGGCGGTCCCCAGCATTGCCGGGCTGGGCTTCTTCAGCAGCTTGAGGATGCGATGCTTGCGGACCTGCTTGCGTTTACCGTTGGCGAGCTCGCGATAAAGCTTGAATCCAACAAGGGCAGTATCTTCCGCGAGGCGGAAGAACGGAGCCTGTAAATGGCAATTCGTTTCATATTCCGTCAGCCACTCACGGACTTTACCGGTTCCCTCGCGCAAACGATTGGCGAATCCGGCCTCATAAGGGCTATTACCTCCAGCCACTCCTCCGCGTGCAGACTTGCTCGCAAATATGCCCTTAACCTTGCTCCATATTTTTCCCAGCATTATACGAAGAAGAACTCTCCGGCGTTGGGCGGCTCGTAAAAGGTCAAACTGGCGGCGTCGGCAGAGTCGGGAGAACCACTTCCGCGCGCCTTCACGTCTCGCTTGCGTTCCACTTTGATGTTCCCTCCGTCCTCTACGATTGACCACCCTCGATGGGGCAGCTCCTCAGCCAAATCTGTATCTTGCGGGTCAATTGCCACGGCCAGGGGGTTTTCCGGGTCAAAAGCCTGACGCATTGCAAATTGCACCTGGTCGACCAGGCGCACATATCCGTCTTCCTCTGCGCCCGCTCCGAGGTTGCAGCTGTAGACTTCAATCCCAGATAGACGACCTTCAGATTTAAGCTGATGCACTCGATCACCAATCCCGATTCCGAGCCCTGTGGTGTCGATGCAAATTCTTTTGACCTGGAGTTTCTCTCCGAGCTCCACGATTCGCCTAGCCGTGATCATCGTGTCGGGCTCGTGCCAAGCGGCCGCCCGAAATAGCCTGCGTCCCTTGCGCCGGTATGCAACCGTTTGGTTCTGACCTCCACCCGCTACGTCAATTCCTAACACGTCGACCGAATCCAGACCCTCTAAAATACCTGACCAGCGCTTCTGAGACACAGCCACCCAGTCATTCGGGACGACCTTAGCCAGTCCAGCCACGATATAAAATTGACCCAGAACCTTGGTGATAAAAAGCGGGTGCTTTTCTCCCCACTTCTTACGGCGGTGCTCCACCCAGCTGGCACTGACCAGGCCGGGATAACGCTTTTTATCTTCTGCGTTGCCGGTAAGATTGGGAGTCCTCAGAGCACTGATCGAATAGAGCTTCCACCGAGACATTTCGTCCGGGTTCATATGCTCTTCGTAAAACGGTCCGCTTGTTGATACCGGGTTTCCTATCCCCAGCTCGCGACACTCATTTTCGTCAACCATCAGCCCGTCAAAGTCGGCCAGGGCCTGGCGCTTCATACCGGCCTTCTCATCGACGATGAACAGCACCTGGCCGCTCTTATCGTGATAACCGGCATTGGTAGATTTACCGTCACCGGCCACTCCGAAACCACGCCGATGTTTCCCCAGGCGAGTCTCACGAGTGAGAATCTTGCCACCCAGAGGAACCTTGGACATCGAGTGAAGCATCCCGATTTCGGCCCAGAGCAGCTCCTTGACCTGGCGCCCAGTCGGGGCGGTGGTCACCACCAGGCACGACTTACGAGTGAAGAGCCACCAGAGCACCAGGCACGCCGCCAGGAAGGTCTTCCCGCTCGCGTAACACGCGGCGACCGATACCCGCGGATGAGTGGCGACCAGCTGAGCGACTTCTTGCTGGGCTATCCATAATTCGACTCCCAGGATATCCCGGCAGAACCCCACCGGGTCCCACTTGTATTCTGGGAAGATGGCGACTGAACGGCCTTGCCGGGTGAACGAAAGTGTAGTCTTCTCCTCGAGCCGCTCCGATATATCGTCACAGATCGGGAGCAAGAAAGCCATTTTAAGTGAGGTCGGCCAGTCTCTTCCGCCGCTCCGCATCGAATCGTTTCATTGCTCTCTCCAGTCCGTCTTCAGCATCCGCTCCGAGTTCCTCACGGATGAAGTCGGTCAACTTTTTAATAAGCGGGTCCAGCATCTTCACGATTAATTCGACCTTGGCTCGACCGAACGCGGCGTGGTGGGCATTCAACAACCACCCCAGCGCGTTGGTGTCGCCCTTTTTCTTGCCGGCCCCGATGTCAGCCATCTCCTGCTGGATTCCATCCACCCAGTAAACCTGAGCGTCTCGCAGGTCTTCCCTGAACTTCGGGTCCCGCATCCACTGCCGAACCTCATCCATCTTGATGCGCAGCTGGATGGCGCCCCGGACCAGGCTCATATTCTCGCGCACATACTGGAGCATCTGCTCTTTACGAGTGACGCGCTTTCCGGTAGTAACTCCATCGGCTTGCTCAGCCTCACGGTGGACATCCAGACAGATATCACGCAAGAAAGCGCTGATAGTCAGGCCGTTTTTGCGCGCGTGGCTTTTCAGCCAGGTTGCTTCGCCGTCTTCCAGGTCGAATTCAATTCTCAACGCTGCCTCCGGCTAAACCGGGAAATCTCTTTTTAGTCTTTTAGTCGAAAATGCCGGCGGGA